ATGTGTAAAACTCTTTTAGATAAGTTAGATGGACTTACACATATGCATAAACATCTAGTTAAAAAAGAATCCTTGACAGCAGGAACTGGATATGATATAGTGTATACTAACATGATAAAAGATAGTGCAATGTTACTATCAGAAAAATGGAATAAATAAGAATAGTCGTTTTGAGGGTGCCCCCAGTTTTTGACTTAAAACAAAATTGAAATTGCGAGACTAATTTTTCTAGTGGGTTTTCGTCTTTAAATAAAAACTCCACTACGCATATCCCAACTTCGGTGCGTACTTAATCGCTGAATTAGATTCGGATTAGAAAAGGGTGATACAACTACAAAGGAGAACAATCCAACAAGATTCGGATTGGGAAAGAGGGAACTTCGGTTCTCTCTTTTTTTGTATACGCACTAAATAATTGTATGATACAGAATTTTCAAGGTCAAGATGGATTTGTATGGTTCACTGGAGTAGTTGAAGATAGACAAGACCCAGACAAACTAGGTCGTGTTCGTGTTCGTTGCGTAGGATACCATACAGACAATAAAACAAAAATACCCACGGAAGATTTGCCGTGGGCGTGGGTAATGATGCCTACTACAACTTCATCTATGAATGGATTGGGTCAAACCCCACCATTTTTAGTCGAGGGTAGTTGGGTTATAGGTTTCTGGAGAGATGCAGAATCAATGCAAGAACCAGTTATCATTGGAACTTTGCCAGGCAAACCTTCTCAATTTGGAAATCCAGACTTTGGATTTCATGACCCAAGGACTGAAGATAAAGCAGTATATGGGCCTTACCCAATAAGAATTAATGAATCAGATATGAACAGACGTTCTGTCGGTGCAGACTATCTTGCAGAAGCAAGAAAGGAAGAAATATATTCAAACATTGGAACTGCTGATGGTGAAACTTGGGCAGAACCAGAAAGTCCTTATGAAGCAGTCTATCCATACAATCATGTTTACGAAACAGAGAGTGGACATATTCGTGAATTTGATGACACAAAATTTCGCACAAGGATTCACGAAAGACATAGAAGTGGTTCTTACTATGAGATTGATGACGGTGGTAATAAGGTTTTAAAAATTGTTGGTGATGGGTATGAAATTATTGCTGGTTCTAGATATGCATATGTAAAAGGTACTTGTAATCTTACAGTAGATTCTAATTGCAATACTAATATTAAAGGTAACTATACTCTTAATGTTGATAGGGATATGACTATTAATGTTGGTGGTAAACTTTCTGAAACAGTCAAGGGTTCAGTTACAGAAATATATGAAGATACTAAAACAGAGAATGTAAAGAAAGCAGTTGTTGAAGTTTATGAAGATACCAAGAATGAAAGTGTAACAAAGAAAGTTACGGAAACATTTGAAGAAGGTCAACAAACTTCTATTACTGGTGAATATGATTTAGATGTTACTGAAGCAATATCTATTGAGTCAGATTCAACAATTAAGATTAATCAACCTAGTGGAACACAAAACGCAGCTCGTAAAGGTGATACCGCTGATACTGGTGATGACCCTGCTGGTATCTCTGGTTCAGATGGTTCAAATATTATTGAAGTTGGTTCTGGTACTGTCTTTATTGGTGACACTGGTGAGACAGACCTTGCAGAACCAACTCTTCCCCCAGAGGTTGACCCTAATCCAGTATCCACAGCGGAAACTGCATTTGGTGTTTCTGGTACTGGAATGAGTGAAACAAGAGCAAGAGAAATTATTAAAGGTAGAGAATCCGATATTGCTGTTGGACTTGATGTAGATTCAAATGAACCATTTGAAATTCAATCCACTGAACCACAAGTTATTGCTGATGGTGATGGTAATGATTTTGAAGATGCATCTAAATCTGAAAGTAATGTAGTTGATGATGACACTAATACAGAGTTGACCCAAAAGAATTTTGATGGTAAACTACTTAACTTCCTTTCACATACTGACCCTCGTATTTCTTCATCACTAAGACAGATTATGGAAAATGTCGCAAAAGAATATGGAAGAACTTTAACAATCACTTCTGCGTATCGTAGTCCAAAATATAATGAAAAGGTTGGTGGTAGTGGAAAGAGTATGCATATGCAAGGAAAGGCTGTTGATATTCGTCTTACAAATACTTCTGTTGCAGATAGACAAAAGTTTATGCAACTCTTAGTGAAACACGGTATTAAAGGTATTGGTGCATACTTCCCAGCAAATGATGGTGGTTATTTTATCCACGCAGACCTTGGAGGTAAAAGACAATGGGGGCCTTCTGGTTCAAGAAGTAGTAGTTATGGATGGCAAAGAGAAACCCTTAAACCACTTGGGTATATTGTATAAATAAACAGAGAGGCGTACAATGGAAGTAATTTGGACTTTATTATTAACAGCGTGTTTTTCTGATACGGACTGTAAATATCAGAATGTACATTTCTTTGATAATAAAGAAGAGTGCGTTGTTCTGAAAACAGAATTAGAAGTTATGAGGGATGGTCACTGGGAAACAATAAACTATCAATGTAGACCATATAGGAGTTTAGAAGCGTAATGGCGATACAACCAGCATATAGAGATGCAGAGAGAACTAATGATTCAAAACGCTCTTCACGAATCTACAAAGATATTAATCTTAATTTTACTAGGCATCCCACTACTAAACAAGTAAGTGTTTTAACAGATGCGGCCGCAGTAAAAAGAAGTGTTCGTAATCTAGTGCAGATTGGTCAATATGAAAAACCTTTTCACCCAGAGATTGCATCTGGTGTTCGTGATATGTTGTTTGAGAATATGACTCCATTTACTGCACAAACATTACAAACAAAAATAACAGATGTAATAACAAACTTTGAACCTAGAGCGTTACTTACTTCAGTTGGAGTAATACCAAGGTTTGATATTAATCAATATGAAGTTACTGTTGAGTTTTATATTCAGAACGCACCCACAGAACTTATTGATTTATCATTTACATTAGAGAGATTACGATAATGGCAACCACAGAAAAAAGATTAGACGTTACCGATTTAGACTTTGATGATATCAAAGGAAATCTAAAAACATTCATGAGAAACCAATCAGACTTTACTGATTATGATTTTGAAGGTTCTGGTATGAGTGCATTGTTAGATGTTCTTGCGTACAATACTCATTACCTTGCAATGAATATGAATATGGTTGCAAACGAAGCTTTCCTTGATACTGCGTCTGTTCGTTCTTCTGTTGTATCTCATGCAAAGACATTAGGATATATTCCTAACTCTGCAAGAGCTCCTATTGCATATGTTAATGTTACCTTAAATAATATTGGTGGATTAAGTAACGCAACTATTCCAGTGGGAACAGTTTTTACTACAGTCATTGATGATGTAAACTATCAGTTTGTTACGGTTGCAGAAAATACTGCACAAACTGTAAATGGTATTTTATCTTTTTCCAATATTCCAATATATGAAGGTACATATGTAACTAATCGTTATACTGTTAATACAAAAAACGTAGACCAAAAATTTTATGTGAATGATGAGAATGGAGATACTACAACTTTAATAGTTGATGTATTTGATAATTCAACTTCAACAACCTCAACAACATTTACACAAGCGTTAGATAACACTCAAGTTAAATCTAATTCAAATGTTTACTTTCTTCAAGAAAGTATTGACGGTAAGTTTGAGATTTACTTTGGTGATGGTATCACTGGTAAAGCATTATCAGATGGAAACATTGTTCGTCTAAGATATGTTGTTACAAATAAAACAGCAGCAAATGGTGCAAGTTCTTTTACAACATCTGCAACAATATCTACAATTACTGATATAACAACTGCAACTGTTTCAAATGCATCTGGTGGTGCAGAAAAAGAAAGTATTCAATCAATTAAATTTAACGCACCTCTTGACTATGCAGCTCAAGGTCGTGCAGTTACAGTTAACGATTTCAAAGCGATTGTTCCAAAGGTTTATGCAAACGCAAAGTCTGTTCAAGTTTATGGTGGTGAAGACAATGATGTTCCAGTTTATGGTAGAGTTTATATCTCTATTGTTCCAACAACTGGTTCTATTACTGCGGCTGCAAAAAATCAAATTGTAAGTGATTTAAGAGCAACATACAGTGTTGCATCTATAACACCAGTTATTATTGACCCAGAATATACTAAGTTAAGACTTAGTATTGTTTTTACTTACAATTCCAAAAATACAATTAAAGCAAAAGAAACTCTAGAGTCAAATGTTCTGACAACAGTTACAAACTTTAATACAAACAACTTAACTAACTTTGATAGTGCATTTAGACATTCTGCATTTACTAGGTTAGTAGATGAAACTGATGATTCAATTACATCTAATATTACGTCTGTAGAATTGAGTAAAGATTTTACTCCAACTTTAGGAACTACAACCAAATACACTATTCCATTTAGTAATGCATTGTATAATCCACACTCTGGTCACAATATGGATGAGGGTGGAATATTAATATCATCTGGATTTTTCATCTCTGGAAATGAAAATGAAATGTTTTTAAATGATAATGGTAAAGGTATTGTAAGAATGTATTATGTTGTTGGTGGTACTACTAAAACATATCAAGATGAAACAGCAGGAACAATTGATTATAATACTGGTGAAGTTATTATTACATCTTTAAATGTTACATCTATTTCAAATGTAGATGGTGCAACTTCAACAAAGATTAGATTAATTGTTAAACCAGAATCAAATGATGTAATCGCAGTACGAAACCAAGTATTAGAAATTGATTTATCTAATACTACAATTAATGCAAGTGTGGATACGATTGCAACTGGTAGTGCAAGTGCTGGTGTTGGTGTCACTACTGCAAGTAGTTATACTGGTGCAAGTTCTTCTGCAACTACATCATCAACAAGTTCAACAAGTTCTGAGAGTTCAAGTTCAAGTTCTACGAGTAGTTCTAGTGGATACTAGTTATGGCTAACAATGATAACGCATTAAAAAACAAAGTCTCTACGCACATACAAACGCAACTGCCTGAATTTATTCAAGCAGACCATCCAGTATTTAATCAATTCATAAAATTATATTATCAGTTCTTAGAAAGTGCAGAAATATCTTTTAGTGAAGTTAATAATTACCTTAGAGAAGAAACAACATCTGTAAACTTTGTTTTAGATGAAAATGGTGACCAGATTGTTTTAGAAGACTCTGAAGTAAAATTCACAGTGGGTGAAGTACTTACTGGTCAAACATCTGGTGCAACTGCAACTGTTTTAGTTGATGATGTTGATAATAACAAAAGATTGTTTGTATCATCTCAAACTCGTTTTATTGTTGGTGAGATGGTAAGTGGTGCAACCTCAAATGCATCTGGTACTTTAGAAACTTATAGACCAAATCCTATCTCTAGTGTTCAACAACTTCTTAACTACTCAAATGTAGATTCAACACTTTATTCTTTCTTAGATAAATTTAGAGATTCTTTCCTTGAAGGTATTGTTGATAATGTTGATGCTGGAGTTGACAAAAGAAAACTTGTAAAAAATATTCGTGACCTTTACCTTGCAAAAGGTACAAAGAAAGGACATGAATTATTCTTCAGATATCTTTTAAATGAAGAACCTATTGTTTCTTTTCCAACTGAAAATATGTTGCGTGTGTCTGATGGTAAATGGACTACACGAAACTTAATGAGAATTAGTGCTGTAACTGGTTTTCCTAGTGAACTTATAGGTCAAACAATTACTGGAAGAACTAGTGGTGCAACTGCAATAGTTGTTTCATCAATTACATTTAGAGAAGCACAAACAGATATTATTGAACTTGAGTTGGATACAGATACGGTTGATGGAACATTCATTCAAGGAGAACTAGTAAAAGGTATTTCTACAGTTACAGACCAAGACGTTTCATTTACACCTTATAGTATTGTAACTGGTTCTACCGTTACAAATGATGGTCAATACTATACTGCTGACCAGACTGTTAATTTAAATGCTATGGGTAGTCAAAGTGCAACTGCAAAAGTACAAACTGTTACAGTTGGACAAGTTGATGAAATTATTGTTGATGATGCTGGAACTGGATATGCAGTTGGTGACAATTTAGTTTTAAATAATTCTGGAACTGATGGGTCTGGTGCGTCTGCACAAGTATCAGTTGTTGGTGGTGCAGTCGCTCCAGAAGCAGGAGATGTTGCAGCTTATGGAATGAGTTTAACAGACCATATCATACTTGAAGAAACAAGTCAAGCATTTTATTCAGACAATTATGAAGGTGTAAAGATTGTTCTTGAAACAGCAACACACGGTGATGCGCCTGGGAGTAACGCATCTGAATCTGGTGAGATTACAGATGTAAGAATGGTTGCAAAAGGGAACGGTTACGCAAAACTTCCAACCGTTACAAGTATTACAACAACTGGTGGTACAAACGCAAAACTAATAGCCGCATCTAATTCTGGTGTTGGTGGTGTTGGTTCTTTTACTTTTACAAACCAAGGATTTAATTATAATTCTGCACCAACTCTAATTCCTTTTCGTCACGCAGTTTTAAAAGATATATCTGGAACTTTTGTTTCTGGTGCATCTCTTACTTCACATAGTGGAACTGTAACTGCATTTGATGGTGCAAGACAATTAATATCATTAGATACGACTGTAAATCTTGTAGTTGGAAATACTGTTACAACTGGTAGTGCATCTGGGGTTATCGCAAATATTGGAATTGCATCTGGAACATCAACAGTAGGAACTGTGGGTTTAACAGATGGTGAGTTTTTTGGTGCTGATGGTCAAATATCAGAAGATGTTATGAGAGTTCAAGATAGTAGTTACTATCAAGATTATTCGTATGTAATCAAGGTTGGTGAGTCAATCAATACTTGGAGAGATTCAATCAAGTCAACGGTTCACCCTGCTGGGTGGAATGTATTCGGTGAGGTTGAAGTTGTAGGTCGTGCAACTACAAGGGTGACTGCACAAACTCTAGAGTCCTTTACTCCAGAACTTGCATCTCTATTCAGAACACTATTTGTTGCTGTATTTGGTAGACGATTGGGTACGGTTGATGATGGAACTACTTTAAGGTCATCACCAAATGTTGATGCAGAAAGTCATACTAATCTTACAAGTTCAACAAGGGATACAACTCTTACAAGAATAAACAATGTTATAATCGGTGTTGTCAGAACACCTTCTGCACAAGGCCCAACTCTAGACCTTCTTCCAAAGTATGCGTTTAGTATTGGTGCAAATACTACAGAAAATATACCAAACTATCCAACTATTAGAAGAGTTACAAATCTAGATGGTATTAATGACCAATCATTTACTATAGACCAGTTTAGAAATATTCGTATTAATCAAGTATCAGTAAGAAATGCTGATGGTGGTTTCTCCCAAACTGGACATAGGTTTGATACTAATCTTATTTCTTTTGATGATGCTGAAGATTTTACTATTCCACCAGAAGCATTTAATACATCTATTAATGTACCACCGCCTGGTGAGATACAAGTATCTGGTGGTGCAAGAGTAAACGCATTTGATAATACGTTTATTACATTTGATGATGGAACTGAAACCTTTGATGAAACTGTAGTAACCACATTGATGAGTGATACTGGATTTAAATTTGATAGTTCTACTGTCAAGTTTGATGGTTCTGGTGGTGACGCAGTTCCAAGAGATGTTGTAGGACTTTATAAGAATGATTTCAGTGACACAACTGTCTCGTTTGACAGTGGTATAAATAAGTTTGATGAACAAAGTTCAGTTGAAGTTGGTTCTAGTATACCTAGATTTGATGATAGTTTTAATACATTTGATAGAAGTAACTTTAAATTTGACAATACATCAATACCAGAGAGGTTCTCATCAAGTCAATTTAAGTTTGATTTAACCTCTAAAACTTTTGACATAGGTGATTTACCTACATAAATAAATGAATGAAACTAATTAGGAGACAACTAAAATGGCATATCAAGCATTAGGTCTTGGTTCTTCCGCTAATGACGGTACTGGTGATGACCTTAGAACTGGTGGAGACAAGATTAACGACAACTTCGTAGAAATCTAC